TGCTCCAACTTCTTTTATACTTGCTGTTTTACCTTTACCTTTAGCTAATGCATCAAATTGTTTACTAGCACCTTCATCTATTTTTTGTGCTAAACTAGTTCCTGCTAGATCCCCTGGTGCTGTTTCTGTTCCAGTTGGACTATCTATTGATCCAAATTTTTCTCCTGGCATTCTTTTACCAAATCCAACTTCGTCTCCACCAAATATTCCATATTTAGATCCACCATAACCAACTGGTTTGATACCCTCAAACTTAACATAAGGTGCAGCCGTCAGTGCTAATTTTATTGGATCTATTTGACCTGTTGCTTTTGCTGAACCTGCTGCATAGATTAGTGGAGCATATGGGCCTAGGAAAGGAGCAGCTACCATCAAAGGTCTAGCTATTTCTTTTGGTACTAATTTCTGTGCTACCTTTACAAAAGGTTTTGTAACTTTTTTAAAAGTTTTTTTAAGAAAACTACCAAGTCCATATTGTTCTCTAGGCACTAACCCCAGACCCCCGTCCTCGTATAGTTGTCTTTTCATCATTGTTCTATTGATTGCCATAATTATTCATCTGATGCAGCACCTAGTGGTGGCATCTCCGCTACTTTAATTTTAACTGATCTAGTAACATCTTCTCTTACTGTATCTGTTTCTGGGTTTGCAATATCATCTTCTGCCTCTTTGTCAGAAGAATACTCATAATTTGTTTTTGTATTTCTTAATACTATTTCAGCCTCACATTCAACAACAGGCACTTTTTTGCCATTTATTGTTTCGTAGCGAACTGAGCCTGGTTCTTTAAATGCCATAATCTAATCCCTATTCAATTGTAACATAGATAAAATTACATGCAATCTATCTGCAGTGGTTGCCTGTACTTTTATCTGCTCGTTTTCCGTTAATATTAACGGATTTGTTAGCAAATCTACAGTAGTATTTGCTGCAATATTTTGACTTTTAAACAAGTTAAATATTCCATCAGATGTATCTACTATTTGTATCTCTATAGTATCCGCAGATCCTGAGTCATTTGACACTATAAAAGACTTGACAATAGCAGTTGTAGCTGCTGGAACAGTAAAAATACTAGTATTTCCACTAGTTGTCAAATCTGCTTTTACGTTTGTATATATATTAGCCACCTAAAAACCAGGTAAATCGCTCCTGCTCCTCTTTTAATTCATTTAAATAAGTAGAATTTAATTGTTCTACAATACTAGCTAATGATCTATTAATCTGTTTTTGGTTTGATACATCATATTGTTGTTTTGGTTCTGGTACTCTTATTGTAATTTTAGCCATTATCTTCTACCGTCTGGTTGTATATCTATCTTAAATGTGCCAAATCTCCATGATTCACTAGCTGCATCATTTTCTATTTTTATATTTACATATCTACCTCTAGCACGTGTGTCTTTTTTATTTGTCGAAGAGGTAATTGTAAACGGACTTAATGAGGTAGTTGTTTGAGATTGTTGAGGAAATCTCTTCACTGCCATTGTAACTTTTGCATTTCCCTGTAGATTTTTAAAGTCTGGTATAAATCTTCTAACAGCTAAGAAAAATTCTCCTTCTCCCATTTGTGGGTTAGCTATATCAAAGTCAAAAGATTGTATAAAAGAAGTGACAGTTGTTGTAGTTCCATTTGGATTAACTTGATCAGTTCCTACTTCGTGTTCAAAATAAGTTGTTTGTCCTAAACCTGATTCACCTACAATTACAGGAAAAGTTCCTGATGCAGAAGAATCATATTTTGTAGCAAAAGGATTTTGATATACTGTTGCATCTATCCAAGAAGTTCTTGCCTCTGTGCCAGTATACCAAGTATTTTCTCCATAGTTGTAAACAACATATTTATCATTATAGTCTGCACCACTTGAAGGATAATACCAAATAACTTCTGTATACAAATTGTTTAAACCAGCATATACTTGTTGGCCTTTTGTTGTATCAAAATTATCATATACAAAATCTTCTACAGAACAAGGAAGAGATTTTACTGTACCATCAAATAAGAAGAAACCTTTTGCTGACATCCAAAAAGCGGCACCATCTATTTCAATTGCAGCGTTCTTACCTATAATACCACAGTTTGTACCAACCTGTTCAAAACCAAATGTAAACGGTGCTCCTACAAATTTCATTGTGTATAAAGCATTGTCTGTCCAAATTAAAATATTTTCTTTAGCTTTTGTTGCAGCTAAAATTTTTGTACCATCCTGTAGTCTTTGAGAACCTGCTGTATTAGTAGCAGTTGGTGTGTAAGTGTTAATAGCCTCTCTATCAGAAAATCTTATAAACATATCATCTTGTGTTGATGTAGTTCCAATAGTTGTTTCTGTGCCTAAGTGTATTAAGTGTCTTGTTGTTGGAGATACTAAAGTTACCCTTGTAGCAGTAGGATTATTACCTGTTTGAAAATTAGATGTTGTTGTAGATGCTCTTGTTGTTAAAGGTGATCCTGCTCCAGCATTCCATGTAAAAGTTTTACCATTCGCAACTGTTGCAATTAATACTTCTCCAAAATTACTTAACGACCATAATCCAGGTTCTAGTGATACACTTGATGCAGAAGCTGCCTCACCCCAATTACCTGTACTCCATGTATCAATACCCCAACCATAACCATATGATTGTGCTCTTGGGCCTACAGGTTCAAAAGGTTTTATACTTAAACTACCACCTGTAGATACAGTTGCACCTGCGTTACTAGTCTGTGTAATTGTAAAGGTACTTGTTGTAGGCACTGTTATAACTTGAAAATTCTTGTCTTCAAAATCAGAATTACTAAAACCTGTGCCACCTGGTAAAGTAACATTATCTAATTGTACAATATCTCCAATAGATAAACCATGAGTAGATTTTGTAATTGTGCATGTAGGTGAATTATTTGTAGTTGCAATGGTTGCAGATGTTAAAGTCGTTTTAAGTGGTGTGATATCATGTAACTGACCTTCAAAATATATAAGTAAAAATTTATCTGTACCAATAGCAACATATCTATTGCCATCTAAATCTACAAAAGCGTGTTGTGCTCTAGATACCCCTACTATTGTATCTGTTACAAGAGATGACCAACCACCAACCTTTTCTGGGAGACCATATCTAAATCTTACATTATCAGAATCTACCCAACTATTTTCAGCACCGACAGATGTATTTTGTTTGTCGATTCCAGGTTTAAATTTAAAATCAATTAGAGCCATATGCTAGACCCTATATTTTGTCTTTGTACACCCAACCTCTAGTTGCATTTACATATACTAAAGTAAACGCGGAGCCATTTACACTGACCACTAGATTAGAGGCTGCGCCTAAGATGTTAGATCCATTTCTAGCAATAGTTAAGTTATTAGAAGAAAAGTTATTACCACTATCTATAAATGTAACTTCATTACCAATTGCAGGTGAAGCTGGTAGAGTTACAGTTACTGAACTACTTATACCACCACCAGAAGTGTCAATTAATAATTGATCATTATTAACAGCTGTGTATGCACCAGGAACTGTATAATAACCTTTAGTTTGTAGTTTACCTGTAATATTTGTGCCATCAGAATATAAAATAGTTGTTGATCCTATGGGTAAAGCTAAACCTGTTCCCGATACAGTTTTAACAGTTAATGTGTAATTGCTAGATGATCTAGCTGTAGCGTCCTCTACTATGAATACTCTTTCTGAAGAGTCTGGCATAGTAACTGTTCTATTTGCATTTAATGTACCAGTTAGTTTATAATATAAATTTTTACCATTTGCCGTAGCGTGATTTGCCAAAGATAAAGCAACGTCACTAGATCCTACTGCTAATGATATATAACCAGATGATGCTTGTTCTAATATCTGTAAATTTGTGTTTGTAATTGTACCCCAGGTACCTGATTTCTCACCTGTTGTAATTAGTTCTAGTTTTAAATCACTTGATGTACTCGATGCCATAATTCTCCTATGGGTTTAATGGGTCTATTGGAACCCATGTCCCTGTTGCGTTTGGATCTATTTCACTCCATGATATCACAGAAACACTACCTGTTGCAAGGTTAAATCTGTTGCTTGTTGGAGTTACTCCAAAGCTAACTGCTGTGTTTCCTACGTTAATATTGACTCTTTTACCGTTAACCAATACTACAACATTTTGAATGCCTACGCCAGCAAAGGTTGTTGATGCAAAAGGTGTTGCTCCAAATAACATTATGGTATCTCCGTCCAAGTTTGTGTTGCATTTGTAGGGACATTTTCCCACATTCTTAATGTAATATCTGAATCAGCTACATTAAATCTATTACCATCTGGTAAAACTTTAGCCTTTGCAAATACATCAAAATTACCAGTGCCTAGAGCAGTTGTTGATATATTTAATCTATTACCTGTTATAACAGCAACTGCATTAGCTTTAGGAACTGCATTTCCTATAGATATATTTACTCTGTTACCTGTTACACTAACATTAGCTTTACCTATAACAGTTATATTACCAATACTAATATTTGATCTATTACCTGTTATAGTAGGTTTAGAACCAGCTTTTGCTGTAACACTACTAATTGATATTTCAAATTCGTTTCCTGTAACTGGTACATCTTTTGGTATTGCAGCTTGTGCTGTCCCTTTAGCTACGTTTAATCTATTACCTGTTAAAGCAACTAATGCTTTTCCTACAATAGTTGAATCACCTGTTGATATATTTAATCGTTGACCAGTAATTGAAAAATTAGCATCTGCTGCTTGTGTTACATTTCCAATTGATACATTTATTCTTTGACCTGTTATACTGACAAATGCATTAGGATTAAAGCCTACATCTGAGAAGGCTGCTGCCGAGAAAGGAGTAGCACCGAAGTACATGCGAGGTTACCTCGCAGTACAAGGAATGTTATTAGATCCTACTAATGATTGACCAAATGCCATATAAATATATGTTCCACCACTATTATTAAATGAAGATGATGAATGTCTCATTTTAAAACCATCCCATAATAAATCTAATTTAAGATTAGCATTTCCAACCAATTCTGCAGCATTTTGATCTGCTCTTAATAAATTATTTGTTGGATTTATAATAGTTCTTTTATTATCTACAATCCACCAACCCTCAGCAGCACTACTATTTTTCCATAAAAGAAAAGCTGGTTTAAATCCTGTATAAGCAAATGCACCATCAGTAGAACCATTACCAGTATAAAAACCAAACTTGCTGTAACCTGTTTTTTCTGCGAAGCAGTAAGCAACAATAGTATCACCACTTTTATTTGTTCCATCACCAGTGCCTATTGAAAATACAGAACTTGTTGGTGCTGTGTTATTCCAAACTGAACTTGCTGTACCTTCGGCATTAGTTAAATTTAAATGTAAATATTTAGTAGCACCAATAGCTTCATGATAAACATGCCAATTAGTTGTAGTGCTTATATTTTTTGTTATAATCATTTTTGGTGCAACACCCAATCCATGACCAACTGTAGCAGCACTTCCTGTTCCTGTATATGTTGATATAGAAAAACCTGCTGTTGTATTAACAGAAGTGTATGTAGTATTTATAGAACCATCTGTATTTGAAGAACCTTGACCATTTGCTTTCCAGTTCCATGAGGCGTATGTAGTACCATTTCTATTAATTCCATTACTTGAACCTAAAGTAAATCCATCACTTGCAAAAGCTGTTAAACCACTCGAATAAGTATCTTCGCCAATAGTTAAATCAGAACTAAGACCTTTTGTTGCACCTCTTACAGCATCATATAAAAAATTATATTCAGTTTCGCTTCTAGCTTTTAACCATGTCCAATCAGGTTGAAATCCTACACCTGTTATTGATTGTGTTGAACCATTACCAGTATAAAGTTTAGTATTAAAATAATCTGTAGATTTATTAATTGTTGTGTATGCCATTATAAATTTAATCCTTTAGTTGATAACGCGGTATAACCTGCTGGAACATCATATTCGAAAATTCCATTATTACTAGCATTAGTTCCTGCACTAGATACAGCTGTTGTTTGAAAATAACCATTTCCAAAATTTACATAAGTAATAAAATTGTTTCTTGAAGAAACTCCCATAGCAACACTATTGCCAGAATTAACAACACTTGAAAAATCATAAGGATTTGCTCTTGTTGCAGGATTACCAGAGTTTGTATAAGTTCCATTAATATGTAAAAACATTTCTTGATTGTCTAAATCAATAGCTACACCACAAGTATCATTTGCACTCCAATCTGATAAACCTGTATAAGCATTACTATTATCTCTATAAACAACACCACTTCCACCAGAAGTGGATTGATAACCTAAACCTTTATAACCAAGATAACCATAATTAGATGTTCCAGATAAAAATTCTGAATTTCTTTCAACATCAACTAAACCAATTATAGTGTCATTATTATCTTGTGGTCTTACTTCAAAATACCATTTACCACTTGATGGCATAATTGTAGATAATCCACTATCCCAACCTGTAGCTGTAGATTTATATGTTGTATTTCCATTTCCAAAAGTAGGAGTACCACTTCTAGCTTTAATTAAAGGATTTAATGTAGCAAAAACATTGCTTGGACAATCTTCTGTTTTTGTAAGTGTACCTGATAATACAGCATAAGAATTTGAATTTGGAGAATGGTCTGTCAAAGCATTATCATCTTTAAAAAACCAAAAACCATTCGTTCCATAAGATACACTTGGAGAAGTATTTATTTTCCTACCTCTCCTCTCTTCT